CTAAAGGTACACGTTGAGTTGAAGTTAAATATATTGATGTTGGGTCATCATTTATACTTTCAACTATGGGAACCCATGATTCATTACTTCCTGTAATTTTGGGTTGACCATTTTTTAATACCATAATAGGGCTCCCTTGTTTTCCTATTGAAGACCAATTATTAACAATATCACCATCAACCGTTGTTGTACTACCTAAACGAATTGTATTACTAAATCTACCTTCAATTATATTATCACCTGCAAATGGTAAAATAGGTTTAACATTTCCGTTTTCTACAAATTTTCCCCCACTCTGACCATTAAGATCAAGTTCAAATTCTTCATTGTTTTCTTTATTTGTAGCACCCGCTTGAATACTATCATAAGATTTAGTCTGAGATGGTGAGTTAGTATTTACTAAGTATGATGGATAACCATTCTGTTCAGGATGATTCCAAATACCAATTGGATTTAAATAATAATATTCATAATTGCCTGCAGCTCCTGGGTTTTCTGTGGATGGTAATTTAAATAAAAGTACTAATTCATTTACTAGTGGAAAATTTTTAAATTGTGGGTATAAGGGTTTTGCAGTATTAGAAGGATCATCAACTGTACTTGTAGGTTGATCTAATATTTCATATTTAATTGTACCAATAGCACCCCACCCACCTTGTTTAAATAATTTTGAGTCTGAGTTTAAAGAGATATCGATAACCCTAGCTACTATTAAATTATTTTTTAAATCTTCAATAGTACTATCTGAATTATTAGAACCTCCAGTAAGAGTTCTATTTAAATAAGCTAAACCTGTTACAGACATTATTTTTCTTTACTTTCAGTATAAGTTGTGTTTAATTTATCTAATTCAGCCATTAATTCTTCTTTTTCGGCTTCGGTAATACCCAATGAATCATCGCTGCTACTATTATTAATCGCACGCTGTACTATAGTAGCCATTTTAATTAATTGTTCATCGTTACGAATACCAATTTCCATATATTCTTTAATAAGTGGTACAATTAAAGTTGCATCACCAATATCATTAATTAATGGTTTTAGTTCTGATATTAAACCTGAAATTTGGGTTTCTTTTTTCTTTTGATTATCGTAAATCTCACTTAGTATGTCCGAAAACTTTTTTTTCTTAAATACAATATTGTCTAGTGATCCCATAGTGTTTTTATTATAAATATGGATATAGGATAAACTTAAAACTTACACCAACCGTTTTCTAAATAAAAGATATATTGACTTTTAAAAATATCATGAAGTTTATCTGCTATTTTAGTTATTTTTGGGGTTTTTACATCAATAATTTCTCTAATATAGATATAAAGTGCTTTTTTATTAAAAACTTCAATAGTTTCTCTTTTTCTAAACAACTCAAGTATAGCATCTGCTATTTGAGCATCATTTTTCTTTGGAAATAATTCAAAAATATTTTCTGTAGTGTGTTCCACAAATAATTCTATATACTTACTTAAATCATCTTTAGCTGCTCCATCACCCATACTGTAAGTATGTGTTGATTTTTCACCCATTAATACATCAACTTCAACCTTTTTAATTTTTTTATTATAGTTTTTAGTGTTATATAATATTAACCAACGTTTAACTATAGTACCAAAATAAGAGTAAGCTTTAGCTCCTCTTGTTGGGTCAAATAAATGAATTTTTGATAATAAAAAGGTTATTATCTCATGTTGGAGGTGTTCTAAATTCTCAACCTCTGTATGGTAGAACTTAAATGTGTGAATAATGTTTTGTGTTAGCTTAAAAAACGCGTAATGAATTTCGCGCTCGTAAATTTTGGATCTAATCTCAGAATCTGGTGTGTTATTGTAAAGTACAATAGCGTTTTCCGTATCCTGAGTAAAATAATTTTTACTCTTTTTTCTTCTTTTTCTTACCATTAGTTGATTTTAAACCTTGATATACCATCTTGTATTACCTTTATTTGTTCAAAAAACCAACCAATCTCATCATCACTTTTAAACGTACCTTTTTCATCAATTTTTTTAAGACGTTCGTCTGTGAATTCGATTTGTTTATTAAATTCTGTTATATAGTCATCATATTGTGTAATAATGTCTTCTTGCTTTTCAAATTTACGTAGTAAGTTCCATGAAGTATACATAAATATTACTACTAATAAACTTAATATTGAAATTATAATAATTGCTGTTATTGACATTATTTTTATTTTATAAACTATCTAACATATTCTTTAATCCTGGACTAGAAACTGTGTTTAATGCCTTAGATTTAGAACTTGATTTCTTATTCGTCGACAATGTAAATGACTTCTTTGTGGTAGCCACGCTATCTTTAGAAAATTTTGGAAGCCATTCAATTTCAAATTCAATACGTGCAGCCATCATATCAGCTTGATGCAAAATGAATGGTAAAGATGTACGAGGTTTTGTTTCGGGCATAAATGATTTTAAATATTTCTCATTAGCCGAATCATATAAACCATCATGTGTCTGGATAGCTAACATTTCATTAAATGTATATTTGATATCATGTGATTGTAATAAAAATAATCCTCTATCTGGAACAGCTGCAAATGCAATTTTCTTATTATGCATATATTCTTCGCCTAATTTATCTCGTCTCCACTGATCAGTCTGAGGAATATAAGATTCATGTTCTGAGTCGCCCATTTTACCTAAATCATGGTTAATAGCAGAAAATATTAATTCTTCAATAGTAAATGTAGAAGTATCCATCCCAAATTCCTTCCAAACATCATACATTTTTAAAGATGCATCAACAACTCTATTTACATGATCAACATATCCGCCTGGAAAGGCTGAGTGGTATTCTTTTTTATGTGATGCGGGCATTAATATTATTCGTTCTTCATATTTTTTATAGAAGTCTAATAATTTTTGTTTACGGTCACCTGTAATGTGTACACTGATGTTGTTGTTGAATGTTTCCCAATTCGATTGGATTTGTTCTGCTGTCAATTTCATAACTTTTATTATTTATTTATATTTGTAACGTTTAATCCCTTTACCCCCTGGTGCCTTTGTTTTAATTCCCATTTTTTCCTAAACCCTGTACGTCCAAGATAATGGAAAGGTTTTACAATGGCACGGAATTTTCAATATTTTTTTTAAATACTTTTACCTTCATTAAGAATGCACATTTTTCATATGCTTCTTCTGTTTCAAAATAACTAATTGCTCTATTAAGTGAATCAATAAGTTCTTCTTTTTTAAAATCCATTATTGCTTCTAAATGGTTTCTGTCTTCTAAATCTATCTTTTTGATATAATGGTAAGCCCTATTATAAACAGTATATTCAGATGCTGACTTGGTATCTTCTATACTATAATTAGGGGATTCTGCCTTTAAAAACTTTTCTAACTTTTGATGGAATACTTGATGGTTTACTATTAATTTAGTAAACATACCTAATTTAGTAAATGGTTCATCTAATATCATAGATTTAATATTCGTATTTGGGGGCATTTCACCCTCACTATTAAATAAATTAAATATCTTATTTTTATCTATCATCTTTTTCCTCCATGGTATGCAACTGCATGTCCTTCAGTAATTAATAAGTCATTTAAATTTTGGTCTCCGAAAAATATATTTCCAAGACATCTACCATACTTTCCAACCCCTTGTGAGTGCAATATAAAAACATCATTATGCTTTTTAAACATATCAACTACAAAATCTTTAGCTGCTAATCCTCTAGCTTTTTCTTCTAAATCTCTTGTCCTAGATTCTGGGGTGTTAATGCCAACTAATCTAATTCTAATAAACTTCCAGGTGTCAAAACCTAAATCAACAGTAGCATCAACAGTATCACCATCAACTACTCTATCTAACTTTGCGTTGTAAATATACATAATGGTTTTGATTATACATATTAACTAATCGTTTTCCTGATCCCTTAAATTTTGAATATATTTTGCTTTTTGTATTTGTCTACGTCTAGTTACAGAAGGTTTAGTAAATTCTTTTCTATCTCTTACTTGTTTTAATACTCCTGTATCTCTAAATTTACGTTTTAAACGTTTTAAAGCACTTTCTATTTTTTCACCTTTTTTTAATTTAATTTTAAGCATCTAGTTTTTTTATATCATTCTCTATTTTTTCTTTTATTGCTTCTAACTTGCGATATTCTTCAACAACATTTTCATGTTTTGGGTTTGCTGGGTGGAATCTCCAATAATCTTCCATTATTGTTGATACTGCCATTAGATCATTAATTGCTTCAATTTTTGGATCTGGTTTTTTCGTGTTTTCACTCATAATCTATTTATTTAAAGTTATTACCTATTAATTTAATTGTTTCTTTTGCTTCTTCTAAACCAATTTGAAAAAATTCTCTTTGGTTATTAACGCGATACTTTTTTAATGCATGATGTACTTCACCCTCTAATAGTTCGCCGTTAAAACAACGGAAAGCCCATGCTACTTCGTATGGAAGTGGCACACCTGTTGCATTAGAAATTTGTTTAGCTCGCTGGTCTGGGGTTAATTTTGTATATCCTATTTTTAGGAGTCCTGGTAATGTTTCATTTTTTAAAACATAAACCCATTGATCCCCTTCACCTTTTTTATTATAAATACCTTTTTTCTTTGCAGTATAATATGTTACATCTTCCCAACCATCTCCCATTTTCGATGGTGATAGTGTAAAATATGAAGCATGTTCTACTTCTGTATTACCATAATTTTCTTTTAATGGTATAAACATTTTAGCTTGTTCTACTGTTAATTTTTCCATATTATCCAATTTGTTCGAATCCTTTTACTTCATGTTCAAAGTTATCAACATATTCTTCTATATTATCTGTTTCTACTATTTGCTCACTTAAATGAAGTGAAGTACCTTTACAACTTTGTTTTCTTGTAAAAAATTCTATTTTATATTTATTCATTATTCTACTATTATATTAAATTCATGTTCTTGTATAATTCTTTCATCTTCGTACTCACTAGCAAA